CGACAATCCCGTCGGGTCGTATTTTGCGGCCATATCAAGCAGCGACTTGAACCCGCCGACGGCCTGGGCGAGGCCGTCTAGAATTAGCATCGTCAGCCCGTTAAACGACTGGCGCAGGGTAGTGATAGCGCCATCAAAAACCGTCGCGATTCCTATCGAGAATTCTGTGAGGGCCATACGGGCCCACGAAATCCCGCGCGTAAAAATCTCGACAATCGAAGCCCAGGCGATCTCGACCGGCAGGCGGAGCCACTCCGGCACGTTGCTCCAGATATTCACGATTGTCTGGCCCGCGGCCGCGAAAGCTCCGGTGAGATCGGAGCCGACGGAAATCGTAAAGGCTAGGATTTTTTCATACGCGGATTTCGCCGCCCATGCCAGTTGTGGCCAATACGATTTGAGGTAGTTAATCCCCTCGAGCCACACTACGCGCAGGCCGGTAAACAATACGTTAGCGGCTGCCTTCCAGTCGCCGCTCGCGAGAGCGTCGCGAATCCCGCCGAACATTTCCGAGAACGTGCGAAACGTCTGGCGAAACAAGACGCGTAACACGCTCAGAGCTTGCCCGCCTTCGTCGGTAAAGTAGAGGAATCCGGCGACAAGGGCTGATATCAAAACGATTCCCGCACCCAACGGCGTGAATAGTAGGCCGATCGCGCCGGCTACTGATCCGATCGCGGTCGCGATTAACGGAAAGACAATCAACAGTGTCCCGAGGGCTCCGCCTCCACTTGGCAACAGAACCGACAGGGCGGTCCCGACTGCCGAGAACGCTCCGCCAATCTTTCCGGCTGCGGTTCGTGTCGCACGCGTGACGGCCAGCATTGAAGCGACCCCGGCCGCTCTGATCCCGCGAAACGCTCCGATCCCGGCTGCTTTCACTGCGACGAATGAGCGGCTTAGGACGGCCCGCGTTGTGTTCGCCAATTGTTGCATCGCGACACTACCGACCGACTTGATTCCGCGGAGGGCGGCCGACGCAACGCCCGGGATTCTCGCGAAAACTCCGCGGATCGCGGCGACGCCTTTCGCGCCGTCCGTGGCCAGCATTCCGGAAATTTTCGAGATCGGTTCGCGGACCCAACGAGGGTACGAATTCCAGTGCGCGACAAGCCGACCGACGACATACTGATTCGCGGCTGAAACTCGCTCGAGCTGTCGATTCACAACGCCGGAGACCGCCGAATAAGCTCGAGCGGTGACGGCATGGACTTTCGCCGCGTGCTTGGCTGTCGTCGCGGAAATCGACGCCCACGTCGCGGCAGCACTCGTCTTAAGCCAGTTGTAGTCTTCTGCTATTTCCGCTCGCAGGCCGCCGAACGTCTTTGCGACGTCGGTCTTGACCCAGCGGGAAGCGGCGGAAATTTTGATCGCCATTTTCTGCCACCCGGCCGCGATCCGCGTCGTAAACGGCGACGTGATCGCGTTCACGGTCTCGACCGTCCCCGCCCAAATCTTGGACACTTCGCGGCCGACAAGCAGGGTGACGCCTCGGATCAGCGGAGACGCGGCTGTCGCATATTCGCCGAGCCGACGGAATACGGATCGGCCGACCGCGTCGACGCGATTCCAAGCCGCTGGAGCGTTTGCGGCGAGCCACTCCCAAGACGATTGGACGGCCCGAGCAGTCGCACGGGCTCCGACCTGCAGGCCCGCAAACGCGGACAGGCTGGCTGAGTAGAGAGCGGCGCCGAAAGCTTGCGACGCGCGATAGGCTCCGATCACGAGCGGCCGCAGGTAGGTAGCCGTCGAGGATGCCTGTCTTGCGATCAGGCCGAAAAATCCCGTGACGTATCGGCCTGTGGTTCCGAAAATCGAGATCAGCTCGTCGGCCGCCTTGCGGGATTGGACGGACATGCGTTTGAGACTCCCGCGCATATTCGCGACCGATCGCGAAAACAAGCGTGGCAGAAATAGGATCGCCGATCCGAAGAGCGAGAACTTTGGGACTAGCATCGCTACCGCGCCACCAAGCAGGCCGAACGCCTTCCCGGCGACGATTAGACCGACGCCAAGGGCTGCAAGACCAGCGATCGCCGCGACTACGACGGTAGTTATCAGACTGTTTGATTCAAGCCACTGAGTCAGCGCACCAAGCGTCGACGTTATCACTTTTTCGAGCGATTGCAGGGCCGGAGCGATTGCCTTTCCGAAAGCGATCTGCAGCCCCTCGAGAGCCGACATAATCTTGCGAAACGTTCCACCTAGACCAGCTTCCATTTCTTCGGCTGTCTTGCGTGCGGTCCCTGCCGCCTCGTTGAGCGCGTTTCGTAGATCGCGAGTGTCTCCAGCCGCTCTACCTAAAGCGCTCGCGGCGGTGATCCCAAGCAGGCCAAACGCTTCGCTGAACTTCGCGGCTCGATCGCCAGTCCCGAGATTTTGCGTTGCGAGATTGACCTCACCAAGCACGTCGACAAGCGGTCTCGCGTTGCCTGCGGCGTCAACGAACGCGACCCCGAATATCTGCTGGAGTCGCTGAGCGTCGCCGCCTGTGAGCGTAAGTAGTCGACGCAATGCGGTTCCGGCTTCGCTGCCCTGGATCCCGACATTGCCGAGCGAGCCGAGGATCGCGAGCGTGTCTTCGATCGACATTCCGAAGTCGGCTGCAACGGGCCCCGCGTAACCGAGGGCCTCGCCGAGCTGCTCGACGCTATTAAAGGATTTGTTGGCCGCCATCGTGAGCGTATCGGCCACCCTCGCCGCGTCTGACGCCTGCAGGCCGAACTGTCGGATCGTCGCCGCCATGATTCCCGACGCAAGCGTCGCGTCGGTTCCGGTCGCTTTGCTCAAATCAAGAACCGCGCCCGTCATCTTGTTGACTTGATCTGGCGAAAAACCTGCTCGGCCGAGCTCAGCCATAAGCAAAGCAACCTCAGTCGCCGTAAAGCTCGTCGTCCTGCCGAGTTCGAGGGCAGTATTTTCAAGCGCTGTAAAGTCAGCTCCAGTCGCTTGCGTGACTGCGCCAACCATGCGGATCGCGTCGTCAAAATTAGCAAATTGCTTCGTCGCGAAAGCTATCGGCACGCCGAGCGCGAGTCCAAAACCGGCGAGCGGGCGGCCGACTTTGCCCATGCTGTCGCCGAACGTCTTGAGACGTTTAGAGGCCGAGCGGAGCGCAGCGGTAAGCCGATCGCGGAGCCCGAGCTCAACGACTGCTCGCCCTGCTAGTACGCTTTTTGCTACGCTCACGGATCACCTGTCTACTGTAGGATTCCCGCAAAACCGGCCGGGATTTTATCGATGTTTTTGTCGAGGGCCGGACCCATAAACGGACGTGCCTGTCGCGATTGTGTAATCTTTCTTTGCTTCAACGCCCGATCCGGTTGGTCAGCGAAATACTCACGAATTGGCGACTCAAGCGACTCGTTTTCTTTCAGCGTGTAGATCGTAACGACGGCCGTCCCGCCTTTTTCGAGTAGCTCGGGAAGCGTCTCACGCGGAATCGATTCGCGTTGTCTGCGCTTAGGCGAAAACCAAATCGGGCCAATTACAAGCGTATTCGTTGATCGGTTAATACCGTACTGAATGTTGCGAATATGAACCGGTGGGTTTTTCGTGTGATAGCGTGCGGGGGCTGGAGCTGGATCGCCGACCGGCAGGGGAAAGCCGCTTTTCTTATCGAACTTGAGCTGACGAGGAGGTCTGAAAATTCTTTGAGCTGTCAGCTTGATTTTTCCCGACGCTCGCGATAACGCCTTGACCGACGCTTTGTCGATTCCTTCTATTATTGTTTCGTCGCGAAAGAACAGATCGCGGGCGGAGTTTTTTAGGTATATGCTAGGTTGTGCCATGCTCAAACATCCCCTTCATCGCGTGTAACGTCTCGACCGTCAAACGCATCCCGTTTGCAGACCGTGACGCTTTCTTCGCCTCGGCCGCTAGATCGTCTGGCAGAAAATCCCATACCTGCCACGGCGTGCGCTTGCGTTTCGGGTCGCGGTTGTTTTCAAAAATTGCTTGGCATATCGAGGCCGCTTGATACCAGCTCTCAGCACGTCGTACGTCAAGCGTTAGCTTTTGATGCTCGACCCAACCTTTGTAAATTTGCGACCACTCGCGGAGCGAATACGGCCCCGGGTCTAAACCGACGGCTCCTGCGGATTCGTGAACCCAGCGCCAGAGGTCAGCGCCGCATCTAATTCTGCCACCGCTTTCTGGATCTCCCTCTCGATCAGGCTGTCGACCTGCGGACTCCGGATCCGCGTCAGCGCCGCGGCCATCAGCTTGCGATCCGCGGCCGTCTGCTTCTCCCAGAGCGTCGTCAGAATCTGGCGACGCTGCGTCGGGAAAAAATCGATCACGCCTTCTACGAAAGCGGCCGCGGCCTGCTCGATTGTGTCACCAAGCAGGAGCAGACCAAACTGCTCGTTAGTGAGCCCGCGTCGCTCGATTTGAGCTAGGCAAACGACGTTCAAAGCGTCACAAAGTAAGATCGGGTCGGCGATCGCCTCGAAAAACTTGCCCTCGATCGCCGACATGACGTCGAGCCCGACTAAGTCGCGGAGTCGTTTGACGTCGTTGATCGAAACGACGCAAGACCACTGGTTCCCCTCGCGATCCTTGAACGTGCCGCGAGGGCGGAACTCTTCATACTTAGCAACCATACTATCCCCCTGTTATTATAGTAATTACGGTCCGGCGGTCGTAGTCGTCGTCGGTGCAGCAGTCGTCGAAGTGTTCGTCGTGCCTTTGACGTACCACATCGGCTCAATCAACTGGCTCGACTCTTCTTTGTAGGTGGGCTTGATTGTGAATTCCAACTCCTGAGAAGACTCAAGTTCTTGGCCAGGATTCATAGACATAATTTCGCAGAACGCCAAGATTCCCTGCGCGCCGTTTTCGTTGAAATCGGCATCCAACATGAGGAATTGAATCGGCGTGCCTGCGAAAAAAGCGGCTTGCAGAGCAGCGAAAACGGAGTCCGTGCCCTGAATATGCCTATAGTTAAAAGTGATTTCGAGCGTCTTCAGCGCTCCCATCGCGAGCGACCAGCCGCTGAAGCGTGCCGACACATCGGCTTCATTCTTCGACAACGTCGCCGAGACGTTAATCGCCTTTTTGATCTCGACAAACGTCGGCGAAAAATGGGTTCCGGAGTTGTAATAAAGCTTGCAATCTTTCCCGATCACGGGACGTTGAGTAAGGGCCATA